AGAGCACCCAAGTCTGATGAAGACATTGAGAAGTGGGCTACTGAATACCCAGATGTAGCTGGTATTGTAGAAACAATTGCAGCTAAAAAAGCTCAAGAAATGTTTCAAAAAGCAGAGTCACGTTTATCAGAGCTAGATAAAGTACAATCAGAAGCTGAACGTAATAAAGCTGAAGCAACTATTATGGAAACCCACCCTGACTTCCATAAACTAAAAGCTTCAGACGAGTTTCATGATTGGGCAGAGGAACAACCTAAGTGGGTACAAGATGCAATCTACGAGAATGCAGATGATCCAGCCTCTGTTGTTAGAGTTATCGACTTGTATAAGTCTGATAAGGGTCTTACTAAAACTGCTAAGAAGGCTTCTACTAAGAAGGCAGCAGGTCTAGTAAGCAAGGGTTCTAAAGCTGTTGTGGAGGCAAATGAAACTGCAGGTCAAATTTCTGAATCTGAAGTTTCTAAGATGTCTGCTAAAGAGTTTGAAGAACGTCAAGATGAAATTACCAAAGCTATGAGAACTGGTAAATTTATCTATGATATGTCTGGTAATGCACGATAGGTGTTGACATCTATCTTTACCGGAGTATAACTATTGGCAGGAACAAGAGCCTCCCCTAGGGGACTACCTCTCTTGCCAAACAACCACTAAAACTATAACATTCAACCAAGAACCACCTGAGTAAGTATAGGCCCGTTAGTTGATGGTTGGCCAACCTGAAGCCAAACGCACCCTAGAAAATATCTCAGCCTCTTCGTCTTGTTTAGTTTCTCTGAGTTGAGGTGTCTGCCTTACACTCGCATTCACTTCTTTATCATAAGCCAAACATTCTAGGAGAATTACAATGGCATTCGCATCAGCTGGGGGTTATACCAACCTCCCCAACGGAAACTTTAGTTCCGTTATCTATTCGAAAAAAGTACAACTTGCATTTAGAAAATCCACAGTATGTGGAGACATCACTAACTCTGATTATTTTGGAGAGATTGCAAGTCAAGGAGACACGGTTCGCATTATTAAAGAGCCTGAGGTCTCCGTATCGGCCTATACACGTGGTGCCACAATTGCAGCACAAGATTTAGCCGATGCAGACTTTTCGCTTGTAGTAGACAAGAGCAACTACTTTGCGTTCAAAATGGACGACATCGAGGAGGCTCACAGCCACGTCAATTTCATGGATCTTGCAACCAACCGTGCGGCTTACCGCTTGGCTGATCAGTACGACCAAGAAGTTCTGGGTTACTTGTCTGGTTACAAACAGTCTGCACTGCATGCAAATGCAAATGCGGTAAACAACGTAGTGAACGGTACTAAAGCTGATGCAGCTGCTGGTACTGACGAACTCTTGGCAGCTAACAAGCTGAACAAAGGTAGCTTCGGTAACATCACTACAACATCTGCTGGAGATCACTCGATCCCTATCGCAGCTCGTTTGCCCGGCGCAACTGCACTTCCAACCGCTTACGTTTCTCCAGCCATGCTGGTAGCACGTATGGGTCGTTTGCTGGATCAACAGCAAGTTGACACACAAGGACGGTGGATTGTAGTAGATCCAGTATTTATGGAAATCCTGAGAGACGAAGATTCTCGTCTATTTAATAGTGATTTCGGTGAATCTGGTGGCCTTCGCAATGGTCTGGTCTTGAACAACTTCCACGGTTTCCGTGTATACAGCTCAAGCAACCTGCCATCTGTAGGTACAGGTGCAGCTACTACAGGTACAGCAAACCAGAACACTAACTACGGTGCTATCGTAGCTGGTCATGATTCTGCTGTAGCAACTGCAGAGCAAATCAACAAAACAGAAACATACCGTGACCCAGATTCATTCGCTGACATCTGCCGTGGTATGCATCTATACGGTCGCAAAATCTTGCGTCCAGAAGCGTTGATCACAGCTAAGTATAACTTGGCCTAAATACAAACTGGAGGGCTGGCTTTCGCTGGCCCTCTGGTCTTTTTTAATAGTAGGATAACTCTATGGCTACTTATGTTTCCCTAGTAAATGAACTTCTAAGGCGTTTAAATGAAGTCACCCTTGATACTGCGGGTGATGGTTTTGATACTGCCCGTAATGTTCAAGCACTGGCAAAGGATGCAATCAACAGTAGTATTAGACTTATTCTACAGGACGGTCAGGAGTGGCCGTTTCTCAAAAACACATACACCCAAACTTTGGCAGTAGGTACACGTCAGTATGACTTCCCTGCAGATTACTCCAGTGCTGACTGGGACACTTTCTACATTAAACAACTTACATCTAAAAACAATAGTCCTCAAAGACTAAATGTTATTTCTTATGAGAACTATATACAAAACTTTAGGTCTGGAGATGACACAGGTGATACGGTTAATGGGGAGTCTGCGCCCAATACCGTGTATCAAACTTATGAAGAAAAGTTTGGTGTTACTCCTGTACCCAATGCAGCCTATGAAATAGAGTACGTATACTGGTCTTACCCTGCAGACTTAACTGTGTACAGCGACATTGCTATTATTCCAGACCGCTTCAAGCATGTTCTTATTGACGGTGCCATGATGTTTATGATGAGATTCCGCAGCAATGAACAAAGCGCAGCAATGCATCAAAACAATTTTGAGAGTGGTGTTAAATCTATGAGAAGAGTTTTGCTAGATGATACACTCTCTGTTAGATCCACTGTGTTAAATAAGGGAACAATTAATTCTTTTAGTGGTGGTATCTAAAGATGGCTGATAATCTAGCCTCCTTTAAGGTTTTTTGTCAGGGTGGGTTAAACACCAGTCGGGACGTGTTATCACAAGGTGAAACTCAACCGGGTTCAGCCATTTCGCTGATTAACTACGAGCCTGCTGTTACTGGTGGCTATCGAAAGATGAATGGCTACAGTAATACTTATGGTACTGTACCTGGCTTTGGTAATGTGCTCGGTGTTTGTGTAGCTAATAGTGTTAACGATGGCATTCTTGCTGCACGATTTGATACAGGAAGTACTAACTATCTTTACTACTGGAATAACTCTACATCTGCTTGGGTAACTATTTCAACGCCGGGATCTGTCAATCTTTCCACTTACCCAAAAGTACGTTTTTCTCGTTACAACTGGGGCACACCTAAGGTAGTAATTACAGACGGAGTAAACCCTTCTGCAACCTATGACGGTACAACGTACACTCAAATTACTGATGTTAATGCCCCTACTGCGGCAAAGGTATCTCACGTATTTAAAAATCATTTATTTCTAGCGGGTGACGCTAACGAGCCTACTAACTTATGGTTTTCTGCACCCTATAATGAAACTGATTTTAGTCCTGCAGGTGGTGCAGGTGTAATCAACGTAGGATTTCGTATTGTTGCAATAAAATCCTTTCGTGATGCATTATATATATTTGGTTCAAATAACATTCGTAAACTTGTAGGTAGCAACATTGCAGACTTTATTCTTGAAGAGGTTACAGATGACTTAGGTTGTTTGGCCACTGATAGTGTAGTTGAAATTGGTGGTGACCTACTGTTTCTATCTCAAGATGGCCTACGTCCTGTTACTGGTACCGATAAGATTGGTGATGTGAATCTTGAAACAGTATCTAAAGATATTCAATCGGTGTTTACTGATGTAGTATTTGATGTAGACTTAGATAAACTAGATGCCGTAGTTATTAGACAAAAAACACAGTTTCGGTTTTTCTTGGGTGCAGCTGATGGGCAGGGTATTATTGGTGGTTTTAGACAAACACCTAATGGCCTACAGTTTGAGTATGGTCAAATGCTTGGTATCTTTACTACCTGTGCTACTAGCGGTTACATTGGGCAAAATGAATATGTAATACACGGTGACAGTAATGGTAAGGTACATCGACAGGAGCAAGGTAATTCTTTTGATGGTGAAGCTATCTTTAGCGTATTTCAAACTCCTTTCTTTCATATGCAAGATCCAGAACAACGTAAAGTGTTTTACACAGTAGCTACATATCTACGGTCTGAAGGTGATAACGAACTTATTATGTCTGCTCTTTACGACTATGAAGATGTAGATACATTGCGTCCCACAAACTTTACACTGACAACAAAGGGCGCAGCCGCATACTACAACGAAGCCCTGTATAATAGCACAGCAATCTTTGACGGTAACCCTGCCCCTGTACGGCGAACAAACATTTCAGGTTCAGGCATGTCGGCATCATTTAAATACGTAACCAATGACACTAACGCCTCTCACAGTATTCAAGGCATTGTGGTGACATTTGGAGTAGGAGACAGGTTATAACATGGCAGGTTACACTAGACAGTCAGTAGCGGATATTATTGCTAACGCAGTTATTAAAGCTGCACCAGTAAACGCTGAGTTCAACGCTATTCGTGATGCTTTTAATAGTAGCACAGGCCACAAACACGATGGTACATCTGCAGAAGGTGCATACGTTGCACTTATTGCAGACCTTGATGCTAACAATAAAGTAGTTGTGGACACAACAAATAATCGTATTAGCTTTTACTCAGAGGTAAGTGGCTCCGCTGTAGAGCAAGTACGAATACAGGATGGTTCTATTGTACCTGTAACTGATGATGACATTGACCTAGGTGCAGTAGGCGCTGAGTTTAAAGACTTATACATTGACGGTATTGGTTACATTGATACCTTAGCTGTGCATGAGAATGCTACAGTAGCTGGCACTCTTAACGTAACTGGTGTTATTACTGCACCTGCTGGTGTCGTAGCTAACCTAACAGGTAACGTGACAGGTGACCTTACTGGTGATAGTTCTGGTGCTCACACAGGTTCTGTTACAGGTACTGGCGATAATGTTGTAATTGGTAACACTACACCTGCAGCAGGTACATTCACTACACTTACGGCCAACACAAGTCTCACTGCAGCTACTGCTGACATTAACGGTGGTAGTATTGATGGTGCTACTGTAGGTGCCGCTACCCCTTCTACTGGTGCATTTACTACGCTGTCTGCTTCGGGAGCTACTACCCTTGCTACTGCAGATATTAATGGGGGTACAATCGATGCCGCTGTTATTGGTGCTACTACTCCTGCCGCTGCAAGCGTAACAAGCTTGAGTGCTACAGGCAATGCCACACTAGCTACTGTAGACATTAATGGCGGTACTATTGACGGAGCAACCATTGGTGCAGGTACTGCATCTACTGGTGCCTTTACTACCCTTTCAGCCACAGGCGGTATCACTGGTGATCTAACAGGCGATGTCACAGGTAATGTTACGGGTAACGTAACGGGTGCCATTACAGGTAACGTGACAGGTAACCTTACTGGTAATGTAACTGCATCTAGCGGATCTTCAACCTTTAATAACGTGACCATTGACGGTACACTGAATATGAATGCTGGTACTACAGCAACTATTCAGAACCTCACTGCACCTACTAATGACCTAGATGCCGCTACTAAGAAGTATGTAGATGATGAAGTTGCAGGTCTTGTAGACTCAGCACCCGGCGCACTTGACACACTTAACGAACTTGCTGCAGCCCTTGGTGATGATGCAGACTTTGCAAACACCATAACAACTAGCATTGCTACTAAGCTACCTTTAGCTGGTGGTACAATGACTGGTGCTATTGCTATGGGTACATCTAAGATCACTGGTCTAGGTGATCCTACTGGTGCTCAAGA